GTACCTTCAAAAACGAAGGTGACGAGGTTGTACTGTTCGTCGTTCAGCAGATAGGAGATATGTTCACATTCCGCAGTGGTGACGGGGAATCCGTCCGTGATCTGCTTGGATACTCGGACGATGTTGTAATACTGACCGTCGAGTTCGGCAATCATCCCAGGATTGAAGGAGGTGGAGCGAGATGTCAGTGTTGAGAAGGATAAGGTACGTTCGCCTGAAAGATAGTCAGAAAGAGATGCGTATAATACACGATGATGGACGTTTATTTCTATCCCTAAGGATGTGAAAATTTTTATTGACATCTTTAATATTTACCTCTAAATCTTTGATGAAGCCACGTAAAAACAAGTAATATTCTTGTATTTGCAGTGATAAAGTGATATAATTAATCTTGAAGATAATAATTCAAGTCGCATTTGAGGGATATCTATGAATTCTATTGGTGATTATCTGAATAATGTTTTTTGTAAATTCAAGACTTATGTTGAGTCAAACACAGCGCCAAAATTTTGTGAATTTAAGACTGTAAACTATGATTTGAATGCTTTTCCAAACTATAATGACACACATATTCAAGAGCTGTACTTGTTAAGATATGCGTTTGCGTACGCTTTTGAATATAAATCGATGTATAAAAAAATCTTTACAGAATCTGTTTCGTTACTACCAGAAACAATAAAAATATTATCTATTGGATGTGGAAATGGTATCGACTATTGGTCTGCTGCACAAGCTGTCGATATGGTCAAACCTGAAATCAAGATAGATTATACTGGTGTTGATAAATGTAAATGGAAATATAGACCAGAAAAACGCGAAGTTGACACCTTTAGGATTGATAATAGAAATGCAATTGATTATTTTCGAAAGTGTAAGGAACTTGATTATCATCTAATAGTTTTCCCAAAATCAATAAGCGAATTTGATGATGCCTTATTGGGAGAATTGTGCGCCGAACTAAAAAAGATAAAAATCACCAGACCATATTTGCGGTTATTATTCTCTATAAGAGAAAACAGCAATAATATGAATGAGGACTTAGAAAAAATCGATTTAATTGTAGATGCGTTTTGTAATAACAGTACAATAAGATTGATGCCAAAGAATTATCATAAAACAAAATGTTATTTTGTGGGTGATAAGGGGATTATATCTTATGATAGTTGCTTTAGATATCCAGATGACATCTTATTGTATTTAACAAACTTGCATTCGTGTTGTCCCAATTTCAAAAAACACGGTACATCCTGTAATGATTGTAATGTTGCGAAACTTGATCGTAGACCAATTTTAAAAGCGAGCCATATAAGGACAAAAATAGTGTATTTGACGGAAGGAGAATAAATATGATTATAAGTGCGAGTAGACGAACAGATATTCCGTCGTATTATTCAGAGTGGTTTTTTAATCGAATAAAAGAGGGATTTGTATATGTTCGGAATCCGATGAATATCCATCAAATAGGGAAAATATCTCTATTGCCAGATGTCGTTGATGGTATAGTTTTTTGGACAAAAAATCCCATTCCAATGATCGATAGACTTGATGAGATAAAAAACTATATATATTACTTTCAATTTACATTGAATTCCTACGGTAAGGATGTGGAACCCAATATTCCCTCAAAGAATGATGTGATTATTCCTGCATTCAAGCGGCTGTCACAGAAAATAGGAAAGGATCACGTAATATGGCGTTATGACCCTATTTTCATTAATGATAAATACACCGTAGAGTATCATTTGAAATATTTTGAATTGCTTGCCAATAAACTTGCAAAATATACTGAAAAGTGTACGGTCAGTTTTGTTGACTTATATAGAAACACTCAACGTAACATGGCACATTTAAATATGACAAGCATCTCAGCAGAGCAAAAAGAGGAAATGATGGAGCGCTTCGCCGAAATTGCCGCCTCACATGGTATATATATTGATACTTGTGCAGAAGATATTGATTTGAACAAATTCAACATTACACATGCACGTTGCATAGATAAAGATAGATTTGAAAGGCTCGGGGGATATACCTTAAACGTAGAAAAAGATAAAAACCAACGATCAGAATGTGGATGCATAGCAAGTATTGATATTGGTGCTTACAATACCTGCAGAAATGGTTGCTTGTATTGTTATGCCAATTATAATCAACCAATTGTCATTAAGAATTCGTCTCAACATGATCCAAATTCCCCCTTATTATTCGGTGAAGTATCGGAAACAGATGTTATAAAAACTAGAGAAGTAAAATCATGCCGCACCTGCCAAATCAATATCTTCTAATTGAAACATCACCTCATCCCCAAATTCCGCACATACACCGCATTCTGCGACCACTGGATCTGTGACAGCACCCGCGCCAGCGTGATCCCGTCAATGGTCAGCGGAATCGTCACATTAAACGCCTGACCCGAAGCCATTCTGCCCGGTTCGATGTCCCCGATGCTTGCATCCACATCGAAATCGGACGGGATGGCTTTCTGCATATCCTCCTCGACCTGCTTCATGGCATCCACAAAACCGACACCAATCCCGGCACCCATATTCTCGCCGATCCCGGCAAATACTGTGGAGGGAGAGTGAATACCCAGCAGGGATTTCACACCGCTGACCACATTGTCCACCAGTTTGGATGCCTGATCGTACAGCCACGACGCCATGCTCATGATGCCTTGTCCGATGCCCTTGATCATGTTCACACCCACATCCACCAGATCGGGAATTCCTTCAGTGAACGCCCGTACAATACTCGTGATGATCTGCGGAATCACGCGGATGATCTCATTTATGATCTGCGGCAGATTCTCGATGATTGCCGTGAACAGCTTGATGCCCGTTTCGACGATGAGAGGGATGTTTTCGACGAACGCATTGATAATCGCCGTGATGATTTCGGGAATCGCCACGATGATCATTTCGATAATCTCCGGCAATGCCTGAATCAAAGCCACAAGCAGGTCAATACCCGCCTGCACGATCAGCGGGAGTCCTTCCAGTAAAGCCGTGACAATCCCTTCGATGATCTGCGGCAGGACGGCCAGAATGGTTTCGATGATTTCCGGTAACGCCTCGACCAGTGCGGTCAGAAGCTGAATCCCGGCTTCTATGATCTGCGGAATCGCCGATACGATGAATTCCACGATGGATGTGATGAGTTCCGGCAGTGCCTCAACAAGCTGCGGAATGGAGTCAAGAATCCCCTGTGCCAGACCGAGAACAAGTTCCAATGCGGCATCAAGCAGCATCGGCACATTGTCGATGATCGTCTGTACCACCATCGTGACCATTTCGACTACGGCGGGAATCAACTCCGGCATGGCTTCTGCGATACCGCTTGCGAGGGTTGCTACCATCTGAATTGCCGCTTCTACCAGAGAGGGAAGGTTCTCCACAATCGCATCCGCAAACATGGCCACAAGCTGAACGGCGGCTTCCGTAATTCCGGGAAGTGCGGCGATCAGTCCGTCAAGCAGGGTGACAATAATCTCCGACGCACACTCCACTAGCATCGGCAGGTTGTCCGTAATCGCTCCGCCGAGCTGCATAACGATTTCCATGCCGACCTGCACGAACTGCGGAATCTGCTCCATCAGGATCGAAACAATGCTTCCGACAGTGTTCCCGATGACCTCACTGATCTCACCAAAGTCCGATCCTGCCGCCGCGATACCCGAAGTAAATTCCCCGAGCAGTTGGACACCGGAATCCGCGAGAGTCTGCAGTTCCGGAAGAAAGACGGTTCCGAGAACGCGCTGTGCCGCCTCCGAACCTTGTTTCAGTCTTTGAACAGCATCGTCGAACTCACCGAGTTTGGAAATACTGTCCTCACTGAGTACCGCGCCCATCTGTTTCGCTTCTTCGGTCAGTGCCGCGATCCCTTCGGAACCCTGTGCAATCAGCGGATTGAGGGCCTGCGCACTTTTGCCGAACAGCTGCATGGCAATGGCATCCCGTTCCGTCTCGTTCGCCACACCAGCAAGAGCGTCAATGACCTCCCAGTAAACCTCCTCGCTGTTCCGGAGCGTCCCGTCTGCATTGGTGATGGAAACACCCAGTTTCTCATAGGCTTCAGCGTATTTCGCGGAACCCTCGGCGGCGTTTGCCATGGATTTCACGTTCTTCGCCATCGAGCCTGTGAGCGTTTCCAGAGATACATCCACAAGGTCGGCGGCATAAGCGTACGCCTGCAGGTTTTCAACACTCATGCCCGTGACCGTGGACTGCGTGATCATCTCGTCCGCATATGCGGCGGCATCCACAGCCATATCCGCCATGGCTTTTCCGGCAGAAACTGCGGCGGTACCCACAGCTGCAAAGGCTGCTCCCATCGCTGCACCGATCCCTTTGACCACAGAGCCGAGTTTCTCGAACTTTCCACCGGATTCCTGTGCTTCGTCAGCGGCATCGTTCAGTTCATCGGCGAACTCATCCGCTTCCTTGGCGGCATCCTTCATTCCTTCGGCAATATCGTCGAGGGATTTTTCGTTGTCGGACAGTTCCTTCTCCATCCCGTTGAGCGTGGCTTTTGCCTTGTTCAGCTGAATCTGCCAGTTCTGCGTACGCTTGTCGTTCTCTCCGAAGGAGTCAGCGGCATTCTTCAGAGCCTGCTCCAGCGTGGAAATCTTCTGTTTCTGCGCGTCAATCTCTTTGTTGAAAGCCGTATTTCTGGCGGTCAGAGCCTCGACGGATTTGTCCTGCTTATCAAACTGCGATGCCACCAGTTCCATCTCGGAGCCGAGGACTTTGAACGACTGATTGATATCGGCGAGTGCCTTTTTGAACTCCTTCTCGCCCTCAAGACCGATTTTCAGCCCGAAATCGTCTGCCATCTGACCACCTCCTGTCTGTTAGATTCCATCGGGAATTATATCGTCAATGTACACCTACGCTTCGGTTTTTCCATGCCGGTGAACTGCCGGTGGTATTCCCAAAGGTCGAGCAAATAGCCGAACGGCATCAGCCACACTTCGTCGAACGGGATGTGCAGCTGTGCCATTCCGAAATAAAGCAGTCGGGTAAAGAGTTCCTCGTCACTTACCCGACTGTTACGTTTTTTGATGTGTTTTCGCTTTCCACATTGCGCTTGGTACCCTTGAACATGGCTTCCATGATGGCATTCTTATATGCCGCCAGTTCAAGTGGAGAAGTCAGCAGTTCGACAACTTCTGCCGTGAGCAGTTCCTTTTTGTTGTCCGGATTCTTGAGATTGTGGATCAGAACACTCTGATTGGCGAGGAGCGTGATGAGCCACACCACCTCATCGATTGCCATCTCAAAGTTCTCGGATTTCATCAGCTTCTGCCCGAGATTTTCCAGACCGCCGTACCGTCCGGCGATTTCCTTGGTCGCACGGGTTGTGAGAACCATCTCATACTCCGTCCCGCCGATGCTCACAACGGTGACTGTGCCTTTGTAGTCTATCAGCATGGTGTAAATCTGGCTTGCTGCAAGACAGTCGCCGCCCGGACTGTTCAGCCAAATCGTCACCGGTCCATTGCCGCTGAACAGTTCACTGCGGAACATAGCAGGCGTAACATCATCGTCGTACCAGCTTTCTTCCGCAATCGTTCCGTACAGTTCAAGGACGCGTTCGGCTGAGGGATCGGCTTCCACCAGATTTGTCCATTTCCAGAATTTCTTCATTGGTTTCATCTTCCTTTCCGGTAGTATTTATGTTATCGGCGAACGCTCCGGCATTTTTCATCGGGAGCATATTGCCGTTGATCAGATAAAGGTCTCCGCCTTCTTCCTCGGGAATCCGGTCGAGATTCTCCAACTCGCGGATGTCATTCGCAGACATCCAACCGTTCTGCCGACCGACGGCGTAACCCTGCATTCGGGACTGGTAGTCCCCTCGGAGCAGTCCTTCCAGATTGAACTTGGCGAAATACTGTGTTTTTTCTTCCTTATTTAATAGGGCTCTCTGGATGGACTGTTCCCACCGGATCACCCACGGATCGAGCGTGTATTTCACGAATTCAAGGGACTGCTGTTCAATATTGGAAAAGCTCGACTTCTCCAGGTCACCGACCATGTGCGGCGGGACACGGAAAACTCGAGCGATCTCGTTGATCTGGAACTTACGGGTTTCCAGAAACTGTGCCTGTTCGGGTGCGATGCCGATCGGCGTGTACTTCATGCCTTCTTCGAGGACTGCGATTTTGTTTGCGTTTCCGCTGCCGCCGAAGGTGGACTGCCAGCTTTCACGCACACGTGCAGGGTCCTTGATGGTGCCGGGATGTTCCAGCACACCGCCCGGAGCCGCGCCGTTGGCGAAAAACTTTGCCCCGTATTCCTCACAGGCGATTGCCATGCCGATGGCATTTTTCGCCATTGCGATGGGGCTGTAGCCGACAAGACCATCGAAACCAAGTCCGGGAATGTGCAGGACATCGGTCGGACGGAGAATGACGGTGTTTTCGCGATCATGGTAAGCTTCATCCGAGCCGCGATAGTAGCTGTAGTAAAGCTGACCGGAGGAGTCCCTCTCGACCGTCATCTTGTTCGGCATCAATGGATACAGAGCAATGATCTCGTTCTTGCCGTTTCGGATGATCTGCGAGTAGGCATTGCCCCAGAGAAGCAGATGGGTCATGAGCGTTTCGCGGAATACGAAGGAACTCATCTCCGGATTCGGTTCATCATGGAGCAGGTGATACAGCGGATGATCGATGGCTTTTGTCTTGCCGCCGTCATCGGTGTACCTATAGTGAGAATCCTCCGCCATGAATTCCGTGGGTGTGTATTTCTTCAGTTTTCGGATAGGCACCACCTCCGTTTGATGGATTCCAAATCTTGTAGTAAGCATTGTGTGTACCTCTCTGTCTGTGTTTGTTTCCCTTGCGGTACACCCATATTACCTCTAAGTCAGTAGAATAGCAAGCGATATTCTAAATATATAGTACACAATCATTTCAGCGGAATACTGTGTATTTTACGGCATTCATCCTCGCTGTACACCACGCCCAAACTGGAGCCGTTGTCCCATACCACATGGATCGTCCCGATGTCATCGACATGGGTGACAGTTCCTTTTGTCCCGACAGGCGGTGCCTGCGGATCGTCCATGCGGATCAACTCCACTCGGCATCCTTTCGGAAACAACTTCCGAAGACCGGCGATGATTTCGTTACTCGGTACAAGCATTGTTCCGTCCTCCTTTGAATGCCGATGAACCTGTCAGGTTCTGCAGCAGTATCTTCCGTTCCGTCTTGTATTCCGCTCCGATGAATCCAAGCCGCAGGAGGAAGCACCGGAAAGCGTACTTCTCGTTGTCCGTCTTCTGCTCACAGGTATTGATCCGCTTCTGATTCCGAGCCATATCGCAGAGTGCCGTGATGAAGTGCATATACGCCTGCAGTTCCTCCGTTGTGGAATCCTCATCAAACCACGGGAAGTCGATCCTATCGTCGATCCGGTTGATGGGCAGTGCGGTGATCCCGAGAGCCTTTTGGATGAGTTCACTCTTGGTTTCAACCAGAGCGTGAAGGTTACGGAGAGATTGTTCGGTGAAAGCCGCCGCCGGCATCTGAATGGAGATTCCGTGCTCCTCTTCGGGTTCCAGTTCTTCATCTCTCTCAGCGGTGAAACCGGCACCC